GGTGGATCAGGTCTAAAGTATGCAGCATCTACTGTAGTGTTCTTAGGTAAGAAAAAAGAAAGAGATAACACTACTAAAGAGATTGTAGGGAACATTATTAAGTGTACAACATTCAAGTCAAGACTATCTAAAGAGAATCAGAAAGCAGAAGTGCTGTTGACATATGATAAAGGACTTGACAAATATTATGGTATGATTGAGTTAGCTATTGATGCTGGCTTATTCGAGAAAAAAGGCAGCAGGATTGTAGCAAATGACAAGTCTGTATATGCTAAACAAATTCTAGCAGATCCAGAACAATACTTTACAGAAGATGTAATGGCTAAACTAGATGTATTTGCAAAGGAGAGATATAGTTATGGTACCGGATCCGAAATGGCATCTGAGAATATCAATACTGAAGAGTCTGCTTAGATTTGGAGCAGGTTTCTATCTAGTTATTGGTAACTTAGTTATAGCTGGTTTACTGTTCATAGTAGCAGAAGCACTTGGTATTTTAGAAGAAATTGTATGATCGTAGACACTAAACCTATTCAATTGTTCCCAGTTGAGATGCATAGGATAGTTTTAGATATTGACCACGATGCTATTACAGAATATACATTAAAGCATAGAGATAAGTGGAAAGGTTATACTACATATCATGATGCAGATATAAATCTTGATTGGAAAGAAGGTTTGCCTGATAGAGATAATCTAGAACAATCTATAATTAATGCTGCAAAAGAATATTTAAAAAGAACCAAAAGACCTCAGTTCACTGATTATGGTGGAGGAACATTTTTGGCTTATTGGGCAAGTGTGTATGATCAACATCATCAACATGGAGCTCATATACATGCTAACTCGCTCATAGCAGGAACATACTATCCAAATTCCAGTGCAGAGAGTTCATCTATAATGTTTGAAGCACCGTGGTCCAGTCATCTTATGCATGACCCTTCTATTATAGACAAGTCTACATTTAGCTATCATCCAAACTCAGGGGATATGTTATTGTGGCCAGCTTGGTTAACACATAGAGTGGAGCCACAAAAAGAGTCTTCAACAAGAAGAATAGCTATATCATTTAACTTAGATTATAAAAAATATCATGATTGAGAACCAAATACTACAAGCAATTACACAAGATGAAGAATACACTCGTCAAGTGTTGCCGTTCCTTAAACAAGATTACTTTCAGCAATTAGATCAAAAACTAATTTTCAAGACAGTAGAGGATTACTTTGAGAAATATAATGCCTTGCCAAGAAAAGAAGCTCTATCTATAGAACTAGAACAAGTAAGTGGATTTGATGAAAAGACAATACAGTCTGCTGTAGAGATTGTAGCATCATTCCAAGAAGCAAATGTAGATGATTGGTTATTAGATCAAACAGAAACATTCTGTCAAGATAAAGCTATCTACAATGCTATAATGTCAGGTATTGATATCATTGAGAAGAGTCCAGAAAGTAAAGGACAGCTTCCAGGACTACTTACAGAAGCACTACAAGTCAGCTTTGATAATAGTATTGGTCATGACTTTATTGATGATGCTGATACTAGATACGAGTTTTATCATACAGTAGAACAAAGAGTGCCATTTGATTTAGAGTTTATGAATAAGATCACAAAAGGTGGTCTTCCAAACAAAACTCTTAACATCATAATGGCCGGTACAGGTGTAGGTAAGTCATTGTTCATGTGTCATTGTGCTGCATCTAATATGTTAGAAGGTAAGAACGTATTGTATGTAACAATGGAGATGGCAGAAGAGAGGATTGCAGAAAGGATAGATGCTAACCTACTAGATGTCACTATGGAAGAACTTACAGTGCTTCCTAAGACAGCATACGATAAGAAGATGGAACGTCTACAAAAGAGATGTACGGGTAAACTTATTATAAAAGAATACCCAACTGCAAGTGCTAACGCTAACCATCTAAGACACTTGCTACAAGAATTGAGAACTAAGAAGAACTTTAAATGTGATGTAATGTATATTGATTACTTAAACATATGTGGTTCTTATAGAATAAAAGGAGGGACTAATGCCGGATCATATGCCATTGTCAAAGCGATTGCAGAAGAACTACGAGGACTGGCTGTGGAATTCAACGTCCCAATCATCTCTGCAACACAAACAAACAGGACTGGGTTCTCAAGCTCTGATATTGGTTTGGAAGATACGTCGGAGAGTTTCGGTCTCCCAGCAACAGCTGACTTCATGGTGGCACTTAGTCAAACAGAAGAGTTAGATACACTCAACCAATATCAAGTTAAGCAGCTAAAGAATAGATATGCTGATCCAGGTTTCCATAGAAGGTTTGTTGTAGGGGTTGATAAGTCAAAGATGAGACTCTTTGATGTTGAACAAGCTGCACAGCAAGGATTAGTAGATGACACTCCACTCTTCGACAGAGGAAGTGGACAAGATAAACCAATAACTAAAAACTTATTTGAGGACTTTAAATGAGACAATACGAGATGACTATAGTTGAGATGCAGAAAGAGATACATGCATTACAGCTTAGGGTCAAGGACTTAGTAGAAGAAAGAGATCAAACTAAAAAAGTAAATAAAATGTTATCTGAAGAGTTAGCATTACATCTTGATAAACAAATAAAGCAAAATAATTTTGAAAAAGATTGTATCTAACTGTTGACTTCAAAGATACTATTTAGTATAATAGTATCATATTGAGGGAGACACCCCAGTCTGGAAGAGAAAAGGTAAATGCAAATACCTAACCAGCTGAGAGGGTTTACACGAGATGGCGACTTTATCAATCGCTCAGAGGTAAGAAGAAAGGTGGACACCCCATACGGCAGCTTGAGGAAGGCCGCTCTGGAAAGAGATAATATGGTGGGATAGAACAAATCAATAGAGACTGAGCTAGTCGCGGGTATGAAGAAACGCTTGATACTAACATGGGAGAGAAACCCTGCAGTCGGAAAGGGATAGGTTATTAGGTTTGCACTTGATAACGACACAAGAACTTAGCGGTTCAGGATCCATTCTCTTAGCAAGAGATAGTAGGACGCTTCGGCCAACCCTACCTGGAGCTCTGAGATTAACGAGTACGATATAAGTCCGAGGCCAGCCAGTTGAATTAAAGACCCTCACGGGTCTTTTTTTTTGTTTTTTTTCAATAAACTGTTGACTTCAAATCGAATAATTAGTATAATAGATGTATAATTTGATAAAGTAAGGAGATAAATTATGTTAGAAGTGAGAATATTAGGAAACCAACCAGAGCCAACTTTAACTTCAGAAGGTTTAGAAATTGTAGATTTTGAACTAAGAACTAGAGACGAAGATCTTTTTGAAAAAGGAAAGCAAATTGTAAACGAGTATATTGAAGCTAATCCTGTATGGGATAACTGTCAATTATTCATTAATGATCCAATGACAGTTGGTATCTATCCACAAGACAGCACAGGAGCTGCATTTAACAGCATAGTTTTAGAATTAGAAGCTCTAGGTTTCTATGGTAAAGCTGCTGGATATAGAGAGTTGACTTAATAATCGAAATAGAGGATAATATAGTTATGAAAAACGAATGTAAACATTTCAAATACAGTGATGAGAAGCAAGACCTTCCTAACTGTATCGTAGTAAAAGCTGTCGATAGTGATTTCGAACAGTTGTTAGTAATGAATAGTAAAGAGTGTCAACTCTTTATGGATAAGTCTAATGAGAATGCATCATGGGCTCTTATGGCTGATAGCTTAGAGCATCGTAGTGGTGTTGCTATCATGGATGGTAACTGGGAACTAGTAGCATCATGTATCAATGGTATTGCTAGACCTCTTCACTAGGAGATAATTATGAAATTTAAAGACACGTTAGAGTATAAGCAATATGAGGCACGTCAGAAACCAATGAACGACAGAAAACAAGCACAAATTCTTAAGATAGTAGAATCTATTTCAAGACTAGATGGACCACAGCTTGCTGTGTTAGGTGATCTTGCAGCAGAACGTAATCTTGCTGACAAGATTATATTTGTATGTGAAGTATCAATGAGAGAGAAGGATTTACAGGAGAGACGTAATGCATAGAAATACAAAGAACGATATGACGTTTGATCGAGCAGATCGAATGGAGATGAATAAGAGTAAGAAACTTATTGAGTTCTTTAGTGAGTGTAAGTCAAACCTTTTTCATTATGGATTAGAAGACGAAGCATTTTACTTCGAGATGATTAGAGACCATCTTATTGAAGGTGGAGATTTGGATCCTAAGAACGTCAGACGCATCTTAGGTCTATGAAGTTCTATGAGAAGATGGTATATGTCTTTCTGGGAATGCTATTAGGGTTCTCAATAAGCACTCAAGTACATGCATCTGATGCTAATAATGAAA